TGGCAAAATATGATTGGAAGCAATTAGAAAAAGAATATATATTAAGTGACTATAAATCAGTAAAAGAATTTCTAAGAAACAAAAACATTAAATCCACTGGAAATACTAATAAACAGACAAAAGGCTGGTCAGAGAAAAAGGCAATAAAAGAGCAACGAAAGAGCAACAAAACAGTAGAAAAGGTAATAGAAAAACAATCAGAAAAAGAAGCTCAACAAATTGCAGATATAAAATCTATAGCAAACGAATTAGCTCTTAATGTATTAAAAGCAAATACAGAACTTAATAAGCATATAGCAAAATCAAAAACAAAAACAAAAACGGTGACATATGATCCCAAAGCATTGAAACCATCTAAAGAGGTAACGAAAGAACAAGAAGAAGTAAACGAATATATAAGCATAATAGACAGACAAGGATTGAAAATGTTAGCTTCTGCATTGAAAGATTTAAACGAAATATTAGTTAACAAAGAAGAAAATAACAATGAGAATCTAAATAAAGTTGAACAATTATTAAGTAAAATAAAAGAGGAAGCAAGTAAATGATAATAACAGAAAAACAAAAAGAGTTTATCAGGAATGCAACTCATAGATATAACTTAAAAATAGGTGCAAGAAGATGTGGCAAAACATATTTAGATATATTGTTTACTATTCCTAACAGAATACTAGAAAGAAAAGATTTAGATGGATTAAATGTTATTTTTGGAGTATCAAAAGGCACAATTGAAAGAAACGTATTACAACCATTAAGAGAAATATATGGAAAAGATTTAGTAGGATTTATTAATTCTCAAAATATAGCTAATCTATTTGGGCAAGAAGTGTATTGCTTAGGAACTGAAAAAATAAGCCAAGTAAGTAAAATACAAGGTACATCTATCAAATATGCTTATGGAGATGAAATGGCAAAATGGAACAAAGAAGTATTCATAATGATACAAGGTTCTTTAGATAAGCCATATTCGTGCCTAGATGGAGCATTGAATCCGGAAAATAAAAACCACTGGTTAAAGAAAGACTTCCTAGATGTGATAGAAGAAAAAGGATTAGACGTATATACACAATATTATACAATATTTGATAATCCGTTTTTGCCGAAAGATTTCGTTGAAAATCTTTGCAAGGAGTACAAAGGAACAGTTTATTATAATAGATTGATATTAGGACAATGGTGTGATGCTGAAGGATTAATATTCCAACAAATTGCAAATGATGATAAAAGATTTATTACTACTACAATTCAATATAATTCTATAATAAGTATAGGGATTGACTGGGGTGGCAACAAATCAAAACATAGCATAACAGCAACAAAAATAAGCAGAGATTTTAAAAGTGTACAAGTGCTAAAAGCTAGTACAATGAAAGCAACAGGAACAAACACAAAGCAAGTATTTAGATGGATAATAAATTTTATAAAAGAGATACAGGACAAATATGGAACTGTATCTTTTATTTTTGCTGATAGTGCAGAACAAGTATTAAACAATTCTTTAAATGGAGAATTAAGAGCAAATGAAATTAATTTGGTAGTTCAAGATAGCTTAAAAATTGAAATCAAGAACAGGATTGAACTTTGGAATAGGTTGTTAAATTTGGGTAAAATAAGCTTCATAGAAGGACAATGTCAGACTTTAATAGAAGCTTTACAAACAGCTTTATATGATGAAAAAGCAAAAGATGACAGGTGGATAGATGATGGAGAAACGTCGGACATAGATAGTTTAGATAGTTTCAATTACTCATTTGAATATTGGTTTGAAGAGATATCTTATTATTTAGGAAAGGTAGCATAAAATGAATAATGTAGTATTAAAATATTTAAAAAGCAAAGGATATAATACAGTATCGACAGATTATTATAATTTTGTGGAAACATGGGAGTCTTGGTGGAAAAATCAAGTAGACTTTCATAAATATCATGACCAAACAGGAAAAGAAAGAAAAATGTTTAGTCTAGGCATGGCAAAAAGACTAGCAGAGGATTGGTCAAGCATATTATTTACTGAAAGAGATGAAATAACAACAAAAGCGAACACAGACGAACAAACAGAGGTAAATAATGAATATTTAAATAATCAGTTAAAGATATTAAAAATATATAAAGACTTACCGACAGCAATAGAAAAGGCAATGGCAATGGGAACAGCAGGGGCAACAATGAGAGTTAAACATGCAAAGGTAGATAAACAAGGAAGGCTATATGCGGATGAAAGAACAAAGCTAGATATTATTTACTTAGACGCAAACCAAATTATACCTTTAAAAGTTGAACATGGAGTAATAATTGATGTTGCTTTTGTAAGTGAAAATACTATAGACAGTAAAAAAGAATATTATATTGAGTTACATCAATTAAAATATAACAAAAAATTAAATCAAGAAATATACGAAATATCTAATAATTATTTAGATGAAAACGGAAATGAAATAAACAAAGAGGGCATAGCTAAGAGTTATACAGTTAATTCTAGTGTGCCTTTATTTAGTATCTTAAAGCCAGCAATAGCAAACCCAATTGATACAGAATACAACAATGTAAACGGGATGGGATTTAGTTTATATGGAACTGCAATTGATCAACTTATGGCCTGTGATATTACATACAATAATTTTGTTATGGATTTTTACCTTGGAGGAAAAAAAGTATTTTATAACAAAAAAATAACAAGAACTAAGACAAGACAAATAAAAGATACAGAAGGAAATATAAGAGAAGAAGAATATGAAGTATATCCTGATGACGTAATGAAACAACAGTGGGCTGTATATGGAGATACTGAAATAAGTAACATAAAAGAAAATCCAGTTGTAACAGAATACAATCCAGAGTTAAGAGTACAGGAAGATAAAGAAGGAATACAATTTGCTTTGAATATGCTAAGTTTTAAGGCAGGGCTAGGAACCAAATATTATGAATTTAATGGAAATTCGGTAGTGACTGCAACTCAATACGTTGGAGATAGACAGGACTTAATCGAAAATGCTAACAAACACCGCAAGAGTGTTGATGAATTTGTAAGTGGAATATGCAAAGCTATTCTTTTACTAGGAAGAGTATTATTCAAAGAAAAAGTAACAGAAGATTGTATTGTTACAATAACAGACAAAGATGGTTTTATGGTTGATACAGAAACAGCGAAACAGGAATTTAGACAAGATATAGCACAAGGAATAAGACAAGCTTGGGAATATAGAGTTAAATTCTTAGGGGAGACAGAAGAAAAAGCCAAGGCAATGGTAAAAGATGAAGAAATAGAAGATATTGAAGAATAAGAGGTGTTTTAAATGTTAACACCTGAATATTTAAATGATATAGAATTTAATGATGTTGTAAGACTATATAATAAATTAAATATAGAAATAACAGCTGATATAATAAGCAGAATAAGTATAATGGATGATATTACAGCAGTAAGTAAAGAACAAATGAAAATATTATTACAAACAAATGGAACAGAAATATTTAATGAAGCATTAGAAAAAACATCATTATTAACAAGAGAAACAAAGAATGCATTAAAGTTACTATTCAAAAACATGGCAAAAGAAGATATGCAAGGATACGAAGAATTATACGAATATAGAGAAAAACCTTTTAAGCTGAGTGAGACTCAATACAACATACTTAATCAAGGATTAAAACAAACTAATAAAACACTAAAGAACATGACAAATACTATAGCCTTTCAAAGTCAACAAGCATATGTTAACGCAGTAGATGAAGCATATATGAAAGTTATAAGCGGTGCATTTGATTATACGTCTGCTATTAATACAGCTGTACAACAATTAGCAGACAAAGGAATAACATTAAAAGATAAACTGGGAAGAAATATACAATTAGAAACAGCAGTAAGAAGAAATGTGTTAAGTGGCATTCATAAAACAGCAAACAATATAAATAGAAATATAGAAACAGAGTTAGGTTGCGATGGATATGAGGTTACAGCACATTTAGGGGCAAGACCAAGTCACGCAGAAGAACAAGGTAAACAATTTGCAGTAAGTAAAAAAGATGCTAGCAAATATGGTTTAGAGTTATGGTCAGATGTTGCAGAATTATGGGAAGAGTACAATTGTAGACATAGCTATTTTGGAATAATCTTAGGAGTTTCAGAACCAGTATATACAAATAATGAATTAGAAAAACTTAAGAATGCAACAGTTACATTAAATGGAAAACAAGTACCATATTATAAGGCAACTCAAAGACAAAGACAATTTGAAAGTGATATAAGAAATACAAAACGAAGTATACAAACATTAGATAAAGCAGGCATAGACTCATCAAATCAAAGAAGTAAATTAAGACAATTGCAAATGAAACAAACAGCATTTTGCAAAGAGACAGGACTTGAAAAAGATTATTCAAGAATGAAAATTGCAAAAATTAAGACAAACGAACAAGCAAAGTATAAAGATATAACAGAACAATTTAATTCAGTAAAGAAATATAAAGTTAAACAGCAACAATACTACAAAGATGCTCAAGGAACTAAATACTTTGTAGATGGAAAAAATGTTTTAATGGAAACATCGGATAGAGAAAAAGAAGTAGCTAAAATTCTTGGAAAAGCTTTTGGAGGACAAGTAAATATAA